CGTCAGCCATGGCTTGAGCAAAGGTTTCACTGAATGAATGTACAGCACTACCCAAGTCGGGCGAGCCACTAACGGCAGCGTCGATATTGAGATTAATTTTTGCACTTGCGGTCATGGGTTTTCTCCAAATGGTGGCGCTTTAATAAAAGCGACAAAAAAAATTATTAAAATTGAAATGAATACGATAGGGCGATACCGATATAGGACGATTCGTCGGGCTCTAAATAGCTCACGCCTGACGGCACCATGCCTGCAATGTAGTCACCTAAATCAATTTTGCCGCCGTCGGCGAGCGTGGTTTCGATAGGTGTTGCGACGTCATCAAGATCATCGTCGCTATAACTAGCCCAGGGTAAATTAAGGGTGATAACCAGCGTGCCGGTGTTAATCGCTTGCAGCCCGTCGTATTCGACATCAACAGCGTCGATAAACACACTGGCATAGGGTTTATCGTCACGGGCGTCAATAAACCGCGTGGCATGCACAACACCTAGCGGGAAAAGCGGCTTTATATGACTGCATACGTGGGCGCGCAGTAATTTGCGTGTCTCGCCGTACATATCTGCTATGCCTCAACAATTTCCGGCGCGTAACCTCAGCAGCAACAGCGTCGACATCAAACATAATTTCATCTGGTATCACCACATCAAACGCGATGCGCTTCGCGTTTTCAATCTTAACCCCAGGCTTCGTAGTGGCATGCAGGCCATACTGAGCAGGGTCGATACCAGCATACAAATCAATATACATCCTGTATTTAACCATTATTTTCTCTCCTAGCGCTTTGAGTATTTGCGCAACCTATAATCAAGCTCATGGGCGAGCAAGTTTTTATAGTCGCGCTTCATGATTTTTTTTGCCGTACCCGGCGTGTGCTTCTTCACTGGCTTGCTAATATCAACCTCGACCAGTTCGATAGGGTTGCGCTGCTTGCCCTTGCGTCGGAATACATGCGGCCCTGAGCCAACCTTTTGAATAAATGCGCCATCCCATTGGTGGCCCCGTGCACGAACCCCTGTTTTATTAGTGCCCGTACCTGTATTTTTAGACAGTTGCGCTTTGGTTAGCAAGGCTCGCGCCGGCACCGGGCGAGCGTAGGCGGTAAATTTGGCACGCGGTTTTTTAGCCGTGGCACGACTGATAGCCGACCGCTTGCGAATGTCTTTTTGCTTTATTTTCGTGCCGGCAGCAACTGTTTTTACGACATCACTCTGCACACGTTTTGCCACTGTATTCAAGGCCTTTGCATTGGCCCTGGGCACTTCAACTTTTGATATTTTACTCAGCTTGCGTATGTAGCTTTTTATTTGCCGGTCTAGCTGATCAGCCACAATTTAAAACCGGATTAAACCAGTACAGCGGAAATCATCCACTGGTCTTCATCCTGAATGCTGCGCACGGTGTAGGTTTTATCAACAGCCTGAACGGTGACTTTTTCAACCAACGCCAGCGCCCCAAGATCAGGCTTATTGAACGACACGACCGTTTGGCCGCGCAGCACTGTACCTGCATCGGTCTCAAGGTTGACATCGCGTTCGATGACCGCACCAATATCCTCGATGGTGGTCAAACCATCGGCTGACACCACGGTAACAAGCTCACCTAAAAGATTGGCAGCCGACGCCGTAACGCCAGCCGCCAGATCGGTGAAATCAACCATTAAGCGATGCCGGGCACTAACTTAATGTCGGCCAACAAAACACCAGCACCATAGGCTGCGGCAAAAACACCCACCAGGGTATTAGCCGTAGATACAGTGGTGATTTCTTTGGCGGTGTTGTCCCAGTAGGCGTTGGCGAACTCGGCAGGTGTGTCTGCAGTGGCTTTTGGTAGATTAAAAACGCCATTGACAGACGCCTCGCCAATCGCCGCGATGGCTATAGCACCCGCACACACGCCAAAAAGGCCTGTGGTGCCGAGTAAAACGCCTTCACCGGAGGCTAACGCCGCGCCGGTGCCGTTAGTAAATGTCAGTGTGTTGCCGGGCTGTACGAAATTTTTCATAGTCTTAAACCTTTCTTTTAATTAAATAGCCACCCGGTTAACAGGCAGCTATCAATAATGATTTTAATTACAGAATAAACCGGTGGTTAAACGCCGGGGTTTTTAACCGCACCGCGATAATCGATCCAACCTGCACCGAAGTCGTGGCGCACTTTGATCTCTACACCGTCAACGTCAAAGCCGTTGCGAGTTTCGATCATTGGGCCAGTCTGGCCGTCGAGGTAGGCGTATTCGATGCCGCCGACTTGCGAGGGCGAGGCAAATACATACCAGGGGTTATTGGTCACGCCGTCGAGCCGCGATTCAACAATAAGCTGCAAAGCCCCAGAGAACACGTTAACGTCGCTGGTAGCACTGGCCAGTACCGAGCTGAGAAGCTTTTCGGCCTCTGTTTCGCGCTCGCTATTAACCAGCAAGAAAGTTGGCGTAACATTAATTGCCTCGCCATCCAAACCCTTCTGCTGGCGCATTAATTTACGCGCTTGTGAAAGAGTGGTTTCACTAACCGCACCACCTGTGCCAAGGTTTTTATGGCTGGCAGCGTGGAACACGGCGTTACCATCGCTCAGCGCAGCATTAGCCTTGATGAGGTCATAAACAACGTCTGACTCTTTGCGTGATGCCAGTGCGCCAACACTAGAGATAAATCGGCTGAGGGCATCGAGATCGTCATTGATCATTAACTGGCGAGTGAAGGAAAAGACGCGACCGAATGTTTGCACTTTGTAAGTTTCGTCAGATTCTGAAACCGAGCCGCGCTTGAATTCACCTGATTCATTAACCAGCTCAAGCCCTTCACCGTTGCCGATGTTAAGGCTGTGCTTGTCTTTAAAGTCCATCGCTGACGCCTGACGGGCAAACGGCTGGAATGTGCGCGGGGTTTCCTGATAAGCGGCTTGCAATGTTTTGTTCGCCACATCGGCAACAATCAAAGGGAAATCGCTGGTGCTGTGTAGTGCCTTTGCTGCCAGCTCAGTGCGGGTAAGGCCACTGGTAACGCCGCCAGTGTGGCCGATATAAGCCCGCGCCATTTCGATAATGGACATGCCGCGAAACTCTTCAGCACTACCCTCTGCCTTGAATTTAACAGGGTCAACACGGTTGAGCATGGCCATGGCCATTGCTGAGCGCAAGGGAGCCGTGTCACCGGGAATAACTCTGATATTAGGCTGGTTGGGCGCGCTTTGCGTGTCGCGAGCCGCTACCAGATCAATGGCTTTGGCGCGGGCCTGGTCGATGGTTAAACCTGTGTCGATCATGTCGTTAATAGCCAAAGTGTCGAGGCTGGCTTTTGCGCCAAGTGCGCGAATATCTGCGCCGCGCTTACGTTCGTCGGCAACAGCTTGAGTGGCGAGCGCCTGGGCGTCGAGCGCAGGTGCTGCACTGGCGACATCGTTGCTCTTTGCTTCCGCTTTTAGCTCTGTTTTTGGGTCGTCGGTGATTTTTTCAGCACCGTCTATTTTTGCTTCTGGCATGGGGTCTTTCCTCTTTAATTGTGGCGCGGACGGTGCCGCATTTTGTGAAACGAATAAGCTGTTTAGCTTATCTTTTGGCACCGAAAACGCTGCCAAATCTATGGATGCCACAGCCTGAATGGGCTCTAGCAAGTGGTCGGCAAAGCCTAAATCGATGGCTTCACGACCGTTTATAACCGTACCTTTACCTGCCGGGCCTTCTAAAAGCTCGGCGATAGCGTTAGCCGATAACCCGGTTTTTTTCTGGTAAATAGAACTCATCATTATTTCAAGCTGGTCAAGCTCGTCTGCGCTGGTGCGCAGTTCCGATGCATTGCCACCTGCCGGGGGCAAATGCGGCTTGTGAACGAGCATCATCGCGTTTTCTGGCATATACACCGTACCTGCCATTGCGATGACACTAGCCATGCTGGCTGCTACGCCGTCGATATAGATATCAACAGGCTTGGACGACATAAGCAGCCTGTTATAAATAGCCAAACCCTCTGCGATGTTGCCGCCGGCAGAGTGGATGCGAACAGGAAGACGCTCACCTGGCAGGCTTTCCATTTCTACAACAATGGTTTCGGCGTCGTTACCTTTAAACCAGTCGCCTATATCACCGTACAAAAGCAGCTCACCGGTGCCGCTGATCGCGTTTTTTGCGGTATGCACGGATTGTTTTTTATTCCGGGTTTTAGTCGGCATTTTCTTCCTCACTTTCTTCTGATTCTTCAATGTCAACGGGCGAGGTATTCACGCCAGTCGATTGCATTTGGCCGCTATTGGTTGTTTTGCGGGGGTCGGTGTCGAGCACTAGCTTGAGTTCGTCGAACAACTCAAAGTCCTCGGCCAGTTCGCGCAGTACGACCTCGGGGTCGGCATAGCCCATGGAGCGCAATACGCCAGACATAGAGCCAAGGCCTGCCCGTACTTGTTTGATAATGGCGGGGATATCGTCTCGCAAATTGAGTATTTCGGTGCGCGGGGGGTTCCAGTCGAAGGTGACGCCATCGAGGTCAAACCCGGCAATAGCAGCGGCCTGCAAAAACCAGTCGGCCACCGGTTTGCAGAACATGGGCACAACCATATTGGCGCGCAGACGGCGGATATTGGTGTACATATCGAGCCGNCCGATTTTGCCATTGGCAAAGTTGGCGTTAGACAGGTCGCCCGTTAGCGCTTGATAGTTAATNCCCCATGCGCGAGCAATCATGTGCTCTTCTTTGCGGATGATGGCGTCTTGCCCGCTAAGTGANGGNGGGCTGTTAAATGCTACGTCTTCATCGACACCCAGCCGGGCGAACAGGCCGGGCTCTAGCTTTTCTGGTAGGGGGTCACCTGCGCCTTTACCCTCTTCGCCCTGGGTGATTACGCCAACCAGGCAGGCAGCAATTTTTTGCTGTTCAAGAATAGCGTCTTGCATTTCACCGAGGTTGCGCATGCGACTCATGGCTGATACGCCACGGGGCAGGCCGCGCACTTGGCCAGGGCGACGCACTTCGTACATGCGTGAAACTTCGGAGGCACTGACTTTTTTCGAGCCACCGCTAGCATAGCCCTGATCGCCGGGGTGGTTGTTGTGTAGCCAGACATAGGCTGGGGCGTTGTCGACAAACGACACGCCTT